TGTGCTAAAGCTACTCGAGAAGTAGTTAATGATTGAGTACCAGTACCAGCTGATAATGTAACAGCAGCACCACCAGGTGTAGTTGCTAATTGTACCTTATAAGCGGCTAAATCAGCATCAGCCTTTTTAATATAGAAAACACCAGTTGCGCGTATGGCTCCACTTCCAGGAGCAGTATATGTAACCTTATCACCTTCACCAATTGCAGCATGAGCTGCAGGACTTAATATGATCTTATTACTAGCTACAGTGTTTGCAGCAAATTGGAAATCACGGGTTCTATAAACTCGAACGTTACCATGAGTATATGATTCGACAATGAGTTCTTTTAATTGTGCAGCTGGAACGAAAGTACTTAATGCTGATTTGCGATATAAATTTAGACTAGTATTTAGCGATGCTGTACCATCGACGTTTTGAACTAATATTTTATTAGCTGAGAAAGAAACAACAGTTGCAGTAAATATCGCTGTAGTATTAGTAGCGTTATTTGCAAATTGGCTAATTACATCACCTGGGTAAAATTTTACCGTAACGCCATCTTTAAGAATAATATAACCATCAGTATTATCGACTGTACGATCAGCAGAATGATCAATCTCTAAACCGCCAGGTAATGAAGTAACATCACGTATATATATTCCATTATCACCTAGATCATTTCTTGTAATATATTGATCTGTTAATCGTGATTCGGTATCTAAGCTTGTTGAACTATAATCTTGATCACTAGCAATTGCTCCGATATCCAATGATACTTCGTTCGACTTCTGTCTCCAATCTTCGAAAGTATCATTCTTATTTACTAAAGTTTCTTTTGACATTATTCTTTACTCGCTAATAGGGTTTTTAATAAATTTTTTATTTCGTTTACATCATCTTTAAGATCATTAAACTCTTGATCAAACTCTTCTTTCTCAGTCTCTCGATTCTTGGCAGCTTCGATTTCATTTAAGCGTTTTTGATATAAACTATAATTAGTATTTATAACAGAGCCACACGTCAAATCACGTTTCAGTGATACATTATTTTTTATTACTATATTCGACATATGTATTTATGTACTCGCAATTGCTCTTACATTAGAAAACATTGGTGGTCGGGCACTATTAGTTGTCACCATTACCACTTTAAAAGCGAAGGATGAGAATGTATCAGTAACTTCAGCAATTTCTGATAGTTTTACTCCATATTCAACTTCGCCGAAGGTTGTATCATCAGCTTTTATTGGAACAGTAGGAGCTAGCTCAGTCCATACTAGATCATCAAACGGAACATCATCACCAGAAGACTGTGCCTTATAGTATAGTATAATATCTGATCCTACTGGCTTAAATATATCAGCATAAAAATTAAGATGAGTTGCTTCATTAGCTAAGGTGATTTGTCTTGTAATATAGTTATTAAGATTTGAATTACCCTTTGCTGCAGTATCTGCAACGTAGTTTCTTCCGTGACTAGTTTTATTATATTGAGCGCTTCCTTTTTGTGCAGCAGTTGTTACATTATTAGTTCTGTTTGAAATACAGAATAATGAAGATCGATCCCCGTCGAGCATGGGAGATAAGTTAGTATTAGTAGTTGTAAACGTTAATGTAATTCCAAACGATTTATTTGTAGCAATACTATTATCTAATTGACCGGTAGTACCACCACCAGCAGCGCTATGTTCAGAAGGTCCGGCAATTACAATTGGTTGATCTAAATAATTCGTTCTATTTTGTGTTAAAACTCTATTGAGTGGGCTTTTTGCAAAGATATCTTGCGACCCATCTTGAGATCGTCCACTAAACGAATCATAAGTAACCGATATACTAGTCTCAGGTAGTCTTAATATTTCAGCGTACGGGATTAGTGCATCAATAAACATATTTTCTGTAGCAGTAACATTTGCTCCACCACCATAAGTGTTTTCATCCATAGCGCTTACGCCATTATTACCAATAGTAATAACATAAGAATCGATTTCAACATCACTGACTAAATGAGTAGTATTTAATAATGCTGCACTAACATCGCCACCTTGAATCGCGGTAGCTCCAGCAATTGTTACACTACTTCCATTCATGAAACCATGATTAGGATGTGATACTCTAAGAACAGCACTGTTATTAGCTGATGCTGTACAGATAAAGAAAGGATCACTTTCTAATTGTTTAGGTGGGATTTGATCATTTACAAAAGTAATAGAAGAAGTTGTACTAAATACAGCTTTCTTCAATTTGAATTTAAGATCTCTGAAAGTATCTGCTGTCCATGTAGAAGCGTTTTGAGACATGAAGAATGATCCACCATAATGATTACCATCAACCATTGTGTTAGTTGTAAGATCAACTTTACCAGGAGAAGTAACAAACAACTTGTAAATATCAGAGTTAGATATTAACACAATTGCATATTCCTGATCTTGAGATAAGTATATTGGATTTGCAAACACTGCTGTAGTTGCAACCGATGCATCATTACTTAACATCGAATTTGCTGCTCCAGTATATATCACGTTCACTTCGTCAACTTTGCCACTAGCTGCTAGGTTTGAGATTGTACTACCTGCAGTTTCAAGTGGAACTCTAAATACTGTTCCAACAGTGTTAGAAGATGCGCCTACAGTTGTAAAATTGACACCAGTAATATTTTTAATTTTATATCTCTTACCAGCTACCATAGTATTTGCAGCAATTGTAGATGCTGCTGCTGAATTAGGATATAGAATTGTTTCAGAACCAGGAACAATCTTCTGTGTAGGATAACCATTTTGCATTTCTCTAATAGAGATGTTTATTGGAATATCAGTATCAGCAGTATTTAAAAATATATCAAGTTCAGTAACGAATACACCGCCCTTTTCTTGAATTAAAATGGATTGTGCTAATGGATCAAACCATGTAACTGAACTATCTTCACTAACATTTCGATCAGTTAAAACTCTCTCATCGTTTACTTCATTAGTAACAACTGTTGCAACCTTAGTGTTTATAATGGTATTTTGCTGTGTTTCTAATAGACCCATAGCTCGATACACAGTCTCAGCTGCTGTTGTTTCATCGTTAAGAGTAGTTGTATTATTAGTAGTAGAATCAGTTAATTTAAATGTTCTTTCACCAGTTTTAAATCTTAATCCTGTGTTATTAGGTATATAAAAAGATCCTTCAACTCTACCAGATGCATCAGTTATTAAGCTATTAGTTAAATCATGCGAAGTCTTACCGGTATGTTCTACCACATTAGTTCGATCAGTAAACTCTTGGAAAGTTTTTTCTGCACAGTATGTTGTAACGTTAACACCATTAAAGAATGCATAAAGTCTAGTATTAGGCTTCATCATTTCTGCAGTAAAGAATATTTCTCTAGAGCGCATGAACGGAATAAAGTTAGTTTCTACTACTCTGTTACCAGATTCTGTTGTAATTATATCTTCTCGTATAGAGCTTGTTAATCCTGTTCTAGATTGTCCAGTTGTATCCGTTGTAGTAGTAATTGTACCTGTTCGGGTTCCGGCCTGTGTCCATGTTCTTCCGCGCCAGGCTGGACGAGTACGGCTCACACCTTGAGAGAAAGTTTGAACATCGCGATCAACACCAGTCCAATCGGTTTCCCATTCATTCCAAACGGTACCTAATATTCCTTCCTCTTCAATTAAATTAACCATCTGATCAAATTGACCATCATCATTAACAATAATATCAGGGCGATGATCAACATCTTTCCACTCATCACTATCGGGTGATAATCTAACACTACCGTTCCATGTAAACATATTATATGGGTTAATGAATTCTGTTTCAGTAGCGTTAGGCTGATCAATAAACGTTGCGCTTTCGTACGGCAAGGTATATACCGATCGGTTTTGAACAACTCCAGTATCTCCAGCTTTTCTAACTAAATTTACGTTTCTTTCATCGAATTTTGGACGAACTACACTGTGCTGTCTATCAATAGCACAATGATAATTTGGATGTTCTACATTACCATTCGCGTGACCTTTAAATTGATCTGTAAAAATACCATTCTTAAATCTTTCAATTGTATTGGTGAATGTACCACCACTAGCGCCAGTAGCGCTTTGCGTAACTTCATTTAAAGATATATTAAATGTCTCTTGTTCCATAAGACTTAAAGAAGTATAATATTCAAGTTTTTTAACTCGCTTATCTATTTCTCCAATATGTTTCATAGTATATCGTTTATATTCGTTTAGGGTAGGCAACACATCAATCTTTGCATCATATGCAAATGCTCTAACTCTAAGTGTACCTAGAATCATAGAATCTGATGGATCTTCTACTGGTATAGGATCTTCAGATGAAACACCTTTTAATATACTATATGTTCCGTCACGTGATAGTACTAACTTATCAATTCGAGGCAACCATATCTCAGCATTCATTATGAATTGAGAAGAGGGCGCGATCGCAGGAGAGTTTACAGAATTTGTACTATCATTATTGAATGTACTATCAGCAATACTAGAAAAATTATTTGAATGAACACCAATAGTACCTTTTACTGGTCTAAAGTCGACACAATCTTTTAGATCAACTTCATCACCGTTTGGAAGTCTAAGGGTTGGAACATCTTTTAAATAATGACCTGTAGAAGCATTATCTGCAGGATATGAATCTCTAACAAGATACTCTCCAGTACTATGAGTATAATGCATAAAGGTTACGTATAGTGTTCCTGCAGCTATTGTAGATATTGGAATTAGGTTGCCTTCATCGTAATAGTTTGCTCTTTGACCATTATCTAACTGAAATTTATTTGTAATATCAGGCCCATCAGCAGCGCCTAATTTTACAGAAATAAGCTTATATATGTCATACTTATCTAGAGGTAATGGATTTGTGCCATCAAAGACATAAGCACCACTAGTAACAGTATTAATTGTTTTTGACTTTTTGTGTTGTCCTGCACCAGTTTTCTGTACTGTAATGATTGCACATACACTGCTATTGTCTGCTATAAGATCGTGTGTAATAGTAACATTTTGGCTTGAAGCTGACGCAGTACCATCAGTCGCTGTTGCAACATCCCCGCCAGCCCCTGAACCGATTGATACGATTATTCCACTAGTTGATACTAATGTCTCATCAGAATCTAAAGCGTTAGAAAACGTAGTGGAATCCGCTGCTCCAGCATCATCAACGTATAATCGTTTTTGAATTTGATAAATTGGCTTAGGTTGGCCTGTTGACTCAACTTTCTTAATTCCATCGTATGGCAATTTCCATACATAAGAATTATCATTAGCATCATATATTTTACCATCGGCTGCACCAATCTGTGCAACCAGTTTTGCATCAAAGACGTTCGCTGCGCTTCCGCCTGTAGTACCACTTAATTGTTCAACTCTATCGACTTGAGCAAATGCACCCTTTGTCATAGTTACATCAAAAAGATATAATCTTAAAATATTATCGCTTTCAGCTGTAATTGCACGAACTCTTGCTCGTCCTACACCTAGTTGTGCTACAGCGAAAGTAAGATCATTAGCAGTAGTTGCACCACCTAGTGCAGTTCCTTTAACAGTAAATACATTATTAACATGATAACCAGTACCACCACCAGTAACTTCAACCGTTACTTTTTTGCTTTGATCAATTGTAATTTTAAACGTAGCACCACTACCTTGACCACCACCTGCAGTGCTTGAAGTACAAATAGAACCACTAGCACCAGTATCAGTAATTGTATATACACCTACTGCTCTTCCAGTAGAAACTGCATTACCAAAGGCAGGTGAATCATTAACAGTATCAACTAAAGCTGTATGAGCTGTACTAGATTGATCTTGAAGAGCCATTTCACTAAAGTTTTCAATGTCAGGCAATCCTGTAGAATCCGAAACAGTATCAAGTTTAACTCTAATATAATTACCTATAGGCAAAGCACTTGTAGCACTAGGCTTAGATACAAAATCCATCGGAGCTGTTGCATCTTCTCTTGGTTTGTCTACTGTAATAAATTGGGTTGAAAGATTTTCAGTTCTAAATCCTTGAACATATGCAGTGTTAGGCTCTATGCCGACAACGTATTTATCAGCACTACCACCATTTCCTGCAGTTAGAAATCCTTGGTTAGAGCCGTTATCTAAATGCTCTTTTATATCTAATACAAAAGGATTTAGAGAATAGTTACCAGACTCTTCAAACGTTCTACCTGCAAATCGTCGTGTAAGTTCAGTATCTACAGCTGCAGCAGGAGCTACTTTTTTACTAACTATACCATCTTCTACTCTAAGTAATGTCAAGTAGTTTGTGTATACACTATTAGGACTAGCAAGAGGCTCTTTGATCAATGTAGTAGCAATCTTATATCGGCTTGCGCCAGGAGCTGCAGCATTTGGAAACCCTGTAGCATTATCAACTAATGTTGTATCATTGACAGATGTTATAACAGATTCTGTAATGTTTAAACCTATAATGTTACTTGGAGTACGATCATATTTTTCTAAGATTAATTCGTCAGCCGCAACGTAAACAAAGCTACCAGATAAAAAGTAAACACCTTCGTTAAGTGTTATCTTTGAACCTTGACCAACAGCATTAGTAATAGTAGAATCTAGACCAGAATTATTAGTATTAGTTCCGCCACCTACCATCAATTTGTGTTGATTAGCAACAGTACCTGTACTCAGAGTACTCGATACTAAAGTTTCGCCTATACTAAATACGTTCGCGTTAGTATCACCACTACCTTTAGTATATTTTACAAATAACGTAAGAGCATCAGAGGTATTACCCGAATCAAGAATACCAGTTTTATTAGAAGATGTTTTTAAATCTACACCAGCCTCACTAATAACTTGAAGTACTTCTGCTTCAACACCATTAGCACCAGTTAATTTGGCACCTACAGTATTCGCTATAGTGTTTATATAACCACTTGCGGTATAAACACCATCACCATTTGTGAATGCGCTTTCAACTTTAATATAATCATATTGAACATCTAAAGCAAGTTCACCGCCAGTAACTCGAGAACCTTCTACAAAAGTATATTGACCATGATAATCAATCTGCCGCTGTAAATTAGTTTGAAGCTCAGTCAGTTCGCGGGCTTGTACCGAAACACCAGGCTTAAATAATACTCTATGATAATTCTTTTCTTCAGTTGAATCATCTAAAGTATAAGTTGAAAATATACTTTTTACTTTACTAATTGCCATTTTTTATATTCTCTTAAAATTCAAGGATTAATTTGATATCTTCTATTTGTGTACTACTTCTCTGAATAGGATCTCTGTTTTCAACAAATAGGATTTCGCCAGTTTGTTTATTATAATCGGTAGTACCATTTGATGCACTTAATGTTATACCACTGACCGCACCAGTTGGCGCAGCGCTATTCGAATATGTAACAGTATCAGTCGCAGGAAATGCATTATATCCAGTAAGACTATTCTGAACATAGAATATTTTACCAATATTACCGCCAGCATCTAGTTGAACATTTGTAACATAAGCTCTAGGGATTACACCTTGAGAAGCTGCAGCGCCTTGACTACCTTTTAGAAGTACATCATTACCGTTTGCAACCAAATTAGCCATAGTAGTTACTGCAGTCAAAATACCGCTATTTGTTCGATCGAAGCTTAGAAACTTAGTTGATCTAAATGTACCACGAGCATTACCACGAGCCAGAGCTGCAGTTTTTGTTTCAATGATATCATTAGGAATAGTTCCTACTGTAGGGTTTTTAATAATAGTAATCTGTCTAAAGTCTTGATTATTTGCAATATCAGTATCATCGACACCACTAATTTGACTGTTTAGTCCAACATAAAAACCACCTAGCTCTGTAACTGGATCAACACCATGGCCAGAAGGAGGTGGAATAACTGCACGTGCCTGAAATCCAGAACCTGCTGCCAGCGCGCTATCGATTATTGATACTTGTGCAACACTATATTTAGTACCTGCAGTACTAGGAATAACTCGTAATATTGAAGTACCATTTTTAATAACACTAGCAGTACCAGACACTGCAGCAGAAGCACCATCACCTACAATATTAATTTGACCAGAAATAGTATTTTCATTATCCGTATATCCAGTACCTCCATCGATCACTTCAATACGATCAATACCACCAGCTAAAGCTACACTATTCTTTTGAGCTTGCTGTTGGTCATATAATGGATTAGTAGTTTCAAAATCTCCGAAAGTAAAGACTGTATCTCCATCAGTACCATAAGCATTCGTAGAAGCACTAATTGTTACAAACTTACCTGATATTGCAGTTACAACTGGAACGTTCCCAAAGCTGCCACTTGCTAATTCAGCTACAGTTACTTTCTGACCTACTGTAATCTTTGGATTCTCATTGGCCAATTCGATAGTACGTGCTGCGTTATTAGCAAAGGTTGCAGTAACTCCAGCCTTCGCTGTTGTACTGATCGTAAGTGTTTTAACTGGCATATATGAGCGAGTCAAGAACTTTTCTGAATCAGCAGCAATGATAGTATACATGTACTTCCACTTATAACCATCAGCAGTTTCAAATGGTGCAGCCTGTACTTTTACAGGAACATCAGATGCTTGACTTGTAGCAGATACACGATCTATACACTTATATACTTTAAAATCCTTTGTTAAAACATAGAAAGGGTTTTCATTATTTTCGTATATATTAGGATCATCGGAATCCCATGGAGCATAGACTACGCCTGCTGTCCAATCATATCTTGGTACGACATGAGAAACTTCACCATCTTTTAATAGTTTCATACCAATCATATTAGCACGAGCTTCATTAGCGTCGTCAATAGTATCTACTGGAAGAGGAGCTTGTCCGTCAGTAAAGTCTTGTAGATCAGCTGATGCGTCTTGCCAAGCTGTACTTTTACCTACACCTATATAAATGTTGCTTTGCTCAGATCTTACATCTTCTATAAAACCTTTTGCATTTAAAGCTCTAAAATTGTTTGAAACGATTGCGGCCATAATTTTATCCTAAGAATTCCGGTCCTTTTCAGGTTGAATTATTGTGTTTGTATTAAATTTATTTATAGTACTTTGACTGACATTTTCTATAGAAAGTGAAGCAAATTGACTAATATTATATTCTCCAGTAAATTTCTTCGGTCCTAATATAGCTTTCGTATTATAATCTTTTCGACCAAAGTAATTATTGGTTCTATTTATTGAAGCTACTGTAACTCGTCCACTATCAATATCTATAGTTTGAATATCGTTACCATTTGTCACAATCCTTACAGGTATAACATTAGGCACACGTTTTTCATGAATAGAATTGCTTTGTATATGCACGATTGGATCATTAATATATCCGAGTCCAGCATTAGTAATTTGGAAACCAGTAAGCTTACCAGTACTATCATACGGTACAACAGTAGCTGTAGTTGCGCCTGATAATCCAGACCCGTCATTGACTGCAACGAATGTATCACCAGCTTTCCAAGTTGTTTGATTATCTCTTGCTAAGGTATTAAAGTTTGCATCTGTTGCAGTACCTTTAAATGCTATTATATATCTTTCATTTAGAGCAAGTAATGCAGTATCATTTAATGCAATTTCTGTATTAATTGTTAATTTTGCTGTCGCATTAACGTTAGTACCTAAAGGTAAACCTAAAGAATCGATTGCGTCAGGAGTTGCAATTTTTACAATAGGAGGTATTCTATATTTTTTATTTGATTTTAAATTAAACGTTAAACCTATTTCTGCTATTTGAAGTTTTGCAGTTGTAGATAAACTAGATCCAGTAGTAGCAGCCTGGAATATATCACCCACTTGCCATTTTGCTCTGTCATAATCGTCTGACGATATTGTATTAAAGTTTGCGAAAGTAGCATTACCTAGATCTAATATTTTATAAAAAATACCAGCCGTTAATGGATTACTTGCTAATGTAATTTCTGTTAGATCAGTAACTTTACCGATTGCAGTTTCTGCACCACTATTAGCAACAGCACTTAAAGCTTGTACAGTAAGAGATGAATTAGCAGTATA